GATCTGTAAATCCTGAGCACCAGTAGCAAAATCTTTGATTACGGTCATCATAGTACCAAATAATGGTGCTACTCCAGTTAATTTACATCCAACAATAGATTTTATAGTATCAGTTGCCAATACAGAGTAATTAAATGACGTAGGTACACCAGTCGTCTTATCAACACGAATTATACTCAATACATAAGTATCGCCAGCGGCGGTGGTATTCTGAGGAATAACTTCGTCAATAGAGGTACAAACCCAACCAGTGGCTTTACGAAATAACTTGCGTAATAAAGCAGCAACAGCTACTTCAACAACAGCTTCTCCAGACATGGCTGAGTGACCAATATATACAGCATCTGGATCCGTAACTGTCCCAAAAATTTCAGCGGAATTCTTAAAACCATATGCTAAAATAGGATCACGTTTGGGCTTACGGGTCTTTCTAAAACGACCACGGTAACCACCATGTAGTGTTCTAACACTACCAGCACGAGTTCTTGCTGCCCGGGGCGCTGCAACTGAAGCTCTACGCCTACTAGCAGGTCGAGAATTCATAAGTTGACGTCCATTATGAATAAGCCTGTTACGTTGGTTGTAAGCAGAACGAACAACATTACCAAGCGTACGAGCAGCACGCATAGGCAAGCTATCACGATTACGATGAGAACGAGTAACTGCAACCATCTAGGAATCCCACCAGGGTGGGAGGCGGGGCGTCGTAATATTATTGACGCCCACGTGGGAGGAGGAGGAGGATGTATAAGAAAAGAGTTAGACATTTATTCTACGAACTCTTCTCAACACAGCAGGATCCTCTCCAATAGGCCATTCATTACAAGTAAAGACCTTAAATATACCAGCAGGTATATTAGCAATTCCGTACCTAACGTGAATAGCTCTAGGATTATCAAAATCCACAAGATGAATCTGTGAGGTACGAGGATAATGATTAAAATCACAATCATCAAAGATAATGGAGACATGATAACCAGCTTTAAACAATCTAAGTTGATCTATATGCGAAACAAAGAGACAAGGTTTGGGGATTCTTCTCTTTGCCCAAGTAGTCTTACCACATCCAGTGGGTCCTTTGAGAAGCAAGGTACGATGTATCTCAACGTCAAATGTGAGTTCCTGTAATCTTTCAACGATAACACCTTCGTGTTCGTCAGAGGTAAGAGTGGTTGAATCAGCGTGGGCACGATTCCAATACCATTCGGCAAAAGAAAATCCAATTCTTTTGAGAATGCAGTAATCATACCAATCTTCTTGTTTTTGATAGGATTCACACACTTCCATCGGTGAGCTTTTAGGACCATCTTCCGGGCCTGAAAGAAAGTCTCCGTCTTTCTTGCAATAGGTCTTGCAGGCGTTCCAATTCCGGGGATCTTGTTTATTGGGATGATGGCCTTCGAAGTCGAGCCAATCAACAGGCTTTCTTTGAATGGTGTCAAATTCAACACAGGCGTGCAAATGGTAATTTCCATCTTCATGTTTCTCTCGGGCAACAAGATAAAAGGTGCAAGGTCCTTGGAGTATAAGGAACACGGCAAGTTCTCCGGGCAACTTGTCACATTGGGGGTAGGTAAGAAAAAATCGTTTTCCATTATAGAATGAAGGCATCCAAATTGGTGGCGCAGTTTTTAATTAAGATTAAACGTGTGATGTGGCTTAGCAGTGTGCGTCCACATCCGGTAAGCATTCTAAGTCTGGGTAGTGTGTGATAGGCTACAGACATTATCTTACGCTATCGCTAAGCCCTAGCCCCCACAAGTGGGGGAGTCGGGTGGCAAAAAGTTGTTTATTCAAGATCTGTTACGTGAGTCAACTGGCTACTTGACAACGGAGGTGGACTAGCTTCACGGTCTGTTATAGCTTGCCACATTGACAGAAACTTAGCTTCTGACCTTGCTCTTCGCCTAATGCACCGAGCACATTTAGGCATAGCAACACGGGTCTCATACGGTCTTTGATGAAGCACAAATTGACATTGTTGACTGGGATCAGTGGTCAAATTAGTTTCAAACGGGTTAGTTTCAATAGAAACTTGGGGTCGTTCCTCAGGTTTGAACTGGGGAACGTCAATATAACAATCATTAGACGTAGTATCCATGTATACTACACGAACTGTAAATAAATTAAATTGAACAAACATTTATTAAGGATTGTTTTGACCTAAACTATCATAAGCACCAAGTGCTATGTGATCACTATGTGTTGTCCAGTAAGCACCCAAATGACGATTAACCATATAAGCAACAATAACATTGTTAGCGACATTAACATTAATACAGTGTTCCAACCCAAACATCTGGAAGTTGCCTCGCAAGTGTGTTTGCTTTCCATTGGGGTCATTACCAAACCCAAGGGTTTTAAAGAATTCAAAAAAATTCTTACTTTCTTTATACCGAACAGTAGAACTACGAATTTCACCGGGCTGAAGTTTCACTTTAACAGCTTTACATTTAAGAAATGTTTGAGCAGGTGGAGGTTGTCTTAATGACGTGACAGTACCATAAACTTGGGCAGCACGAAGAGTCATCACACCAGTATAATCGCTAAGACTTTCCAAAAGAGAAATACCACTAATACGGGCGACAGGACAACCCATACCAATATCATATTTCATACCAACAACCGGATTGGCACCAACATCATTAGCGTCATTAGTGGCATCATTGGCTTGAGTACGATTCTGCATTCGAATGGTCGAATCAGCAACAAAATGACATCTTTCGTGAGCAAAAAATAACTCCCCAATCATTTTAGTATTATCAAATCCAGTATTTTTATCCATACGATACAAAATAAGACGGGTAGGGACCAAATTATTCAAGATCTGTAAATCCTGAGCACCAGTAGCAAAATCTTTGATTACGGTCATCATAGTACCAAATAATGGTGCTACTCCAGTTAATTTACATCCAACAATAGATTTTATAGTATCAGTTGCCAAT